GGTATTCGGATTGCAAAACATTTCTAGCGTCTGGAACTATAACTGTGGGTTATATGTGATTAAATAATATGGCAACAATAAAAGAAGTAGCAGAACACTTAGACCTTACAACGAAGCGTATGCACGAGCTTTTTAATGAAAATATTCTCATAAAAACAGGTAAATCTGGTGGACAAGACAAAGACGATTGCCGAGTGCGCTACATTAGATATTTAAGAGTTCTGGCAAGAGGTAAAAACACGAACAGTGGTGATCTGAACGAGGAGAGAACCAGACTGACTAAAGCCCAAGCAGATAGAGCTGAGTTAGAACTACAAGAAAAAGAAGGTGTACTTATATCTTCAGATGTCATAAAAACAATATGGTCTGACTATGTAGCTAATGTTAGAAGTAAGCTACTAGCGCTACCATCTAAACTAGGACACCTAACCCAAGCTGCTGAAAGCTATGCAGAAGCCGAAGCAATAATTAAAGAAGCAGTATATGAATGTTTAGAGGAGTTATCAGAAGATGCAACAGAACCCATACAAGATTGAAACACCATCCCTAATAAGTTTCAGTGGTGGTCGTACTTCTGCATACATGCTTTACAAAATATTGGAAGCCTATAATTTTAAATTACCTGATGAAATATTTGTAACCTTTGCAAACACAGGTAAAGAAGCAGAAGAGACATTAGAGTTTGTAGATAAGTGCGCAAAGGAGTGGGGGGTTCAGATACACTGGCTTGAGCATTACTTTGCAAACGAAAGACCAAAGCACAGAACTAAAGAGGTAACATTTGCAACAGCAGCACGAAATGGTGAACCATTTGAAAGATTAATCGATGATAGAAAGATACTACCAAACCCTGTAAGTAGGTTTTGTTCCTCAGAACTCAAAATAAAAGTTATGTATAGATTTATGAAAAGCAAAGGGTATAAAACATGGACTAACGTTTTAGGGTTGCGCTACGATGAGCCAAGAAGAGCAATATCAGCAAAAAAAGCAGACTATCAGATTTGGGATAACATTGTACCCCTTTATGAAGCCAAAGCTACTAACGCAGATGTCTTGAAGTTTTGGGAGAACAACAGTTTCGATTTGAAACTTAACTCTATAGGCGGTAAAACTATCGCTGGTAACTGTGATTTGTGTTTTTTAAAAAGCGCACAGAGTATAACTGCACTTATCAAAGAGAAGCCAGAACTTGCAGACTGGTGGATCAAACAAGAAACAAAGTTCGGACAACAAAGCGGTGCAGTTTTCCGCAAAGATCGTAACTACATAAATCTTGTTGAGCTGTCAAAACAAGGCGATTTATTAATAAATGATGTAGCTACAGAAACTTGTTTTTGTCACGACTGAATGATGATCGATAAAAAAGCACTCAAAGAAACGATAGTAGATGTAGCACTAGGAATAATATTAGCAGCACCAATAAGCTATATTACTTTATCGATAGCACACAACAATGATTTGACGATTAGTAACACTACAGCACTACAAATAACTGTTTTTACCTTAGTAGCCCTGCTAAGAAAATATTTTGTTAGAGTGTATTACAAATGAAACAACTAAACCCAGTTTGGAAAGAACTAAGCAACCTTTGGCAAAGTCCACCTGACTTACAGGTAGATCAGTGGGCTGATAGATACAGAAAACTTTCATCTGAATCATCTGCTGAAGCAGGTCAATGGCGCACAGATCGTGTGCCTTTCCAAAGAGAAATCATGCAGGTCATTAATGACCCAAGTGTTGAGGAAATTGTCTTTATCAAATCAGCACAAGTAGGCGCTACAGAAATACTACTGAATACAATCGGTTACTACATAGACCAAGAACCATCAACTATTCTTTGCATACAGCCCTCACTGTCTATGGCACAAGCCTTCAGTAAAGATAGACTTGCGCCTATGCTTAGAGACACACCTAACTTAAAAAACAAAGTTAAAGATGCTAGGACTAGGGATGCAGAGAACACTACGATGCACAAGAAGTTTAGTGGTGGCTCAATATCATTAGTTGGTGCTAACTCAGCTTCAGGATTAGCTTCACGACCTATCAGAATACTGTTATGCGATGAGGTCGATAGATACCCAGCATCAGCAGGAACAGAAGGCGATCCAATATCATTGGGTAGAAAAAGAACCACAACCTTTTGGAATCGTAAGATTATCCTGACCAGTACACCCACAATAAAAGGGCTGTCAAGAATAGAAAAGGCATACGAAGAATCAGATAAACGAGTGTATAAAGTGCCATGCCCACACTGTATGCAGAAACAAGAATTAAAATGGCAACAAATAACATGGCTCGAAAATAAACCTGAATCAGCTTCGCTATCATGTAAGCATTGTGCTGCAATAATACCTGAAAGTAAAAAACAATGGATGTTACAAAATGGCGAATGGGAAGCCCAAGCAGAATCAAAAAGAGTTGGTTTCCATATCTCTGAACTATATTCACCTTTTAGAACATGGGTTGAGTTAGTCGAGGATTTCCTTGAAGCTAAAAAGTCACCTGAACTATTACAGACATTTATCAACACGACACTGGGTGAGACATGGAACATGGATCAGGGTGAAGAAATAGATTCAGATGTTTTGCAAGAGAAGTGCGAACAATACAACCACGAAGCCATACCACAAGAAGTGCTTACCCTAACAGCAGGTGTTGACTTACAAACAGACAGACTTGAAGTACAAGTTATTGGTTGGGCTGACAACTTAGAAGCATGGGTGACAGAATACAAGATCATTTGGGGTAATCCTGCTACCCAAGAAGTCTGGCAAGAGCTAGACGAGTTCTTACGCAACTCTTACATGACAGAAGATGGTAGAAGATTAAGCATATCTGCTACTTGTGTTGATAGTGGACACATGACAGATCAGGTCTATGCCTATACTAGAGGTAAAAACGCTAGGAGAATCTTCGCTATCAAAGGTGCATCAGTAGCAGGTAAGCCAATAGTCTCAAAACCGCAGTTTGTTGGCAGTAGAAAAACCGCACTGTTTACAGTTGGTGGTGATACAGCCAAAGAGTTTATCCATGCTCGCTTAACTGATAAAAAGACTAATCTTATACACTTTCCCAACACATTAGATGAGGAATATTTTAGACAATTAACGGCTGAAAGAAGAGTGCCGAAGATATACAAAGGCAAGACAACACTGGTTTGGAAGCAAACTAGAAAGCGTAATGAGGCGCTAGATACCTTCGTTTATGCTTTAGCAGCAGTCAACATACTACAACCAAGCTTTGAAAAACTAGCAAAACGAGAGCAAAACACAGAAATACAGCCAAATGTTAGAGAAAAACCAACAATAATTCAACAAAGAAGAAGATTGTATAGAAGAAAGCCATCAAACTTTGCTAATTCATGGAAAGAATAGCTATAATTTAGGTTAAAGTATTTCACATGGCTAATTTATTTGATAGAGACAACTATCCAAATCAAGAACCAGACACATTAGTGGTCGGTGATCGTTGGGTTTGGCAAAGACCAGACCTTGTTGCTGATTATCCTACAGACACTTATGCTTTAACTTATGAATTTCACGAAGATAGTGGCGGTGGCGGTTCGCACAAGTTTACAATCACAGCTACAGAAACAAGCAACAACTATTTTGTTGAAGTTGGTAGCTCAACAACAGCCAGTAAGACAGCAGGTGAGTATAACTGGTATGCTTTTATCACAAGAAGCGCAGATTCAGAAAGATTTGCTGTTGATGAAGGACACACAAAACTAGAGCTGAACTTTGCTAACACAAATGCAGATAACAGAAGCCATGCCAAGATTTGTTTAGACAATATACAGGCTGTTTTAGAAAATCGTGCCTCACAAGATCAAATGTCTTACTCAATAGCAGGTCGTAGTTTATCAAGAATGACTGTAGATGATTTGTTCAGGTTTCGTGATAGATATAGAGCAGAATACAACAAAGAAATAAAACTCAAACGCATAAAAAATAAACAAGACACTGGCAACACAATAAAAGCGAGATTTTAAACATGGCAATCTTCGACAAACTCTTCAAACAACGTAAAAAAACTACAAAAAAAGCACGACAGTATAAAGCAGCACAATCAGGCAACCTATTCGCTGATTGGGTCAGTGGCTCAAGCAATGCAGACAGTAATATTAGGTTCAATCTCAGAAAAATCAGAGATCGGTGTCGTGAACAGGCTAGAAACAACGACTATGCGAAGAGATATTTACAGCTTCTAGTAACAAACGTAGTTGGACAAAACGGCATAAGACTACAATCTAAAGCACGGAACGCAGACAATAGCTTAGACATTATCGGCAACAGTGTGCTAGAAAGCGAATGGGCTAAGTGGGGGAAGAAGGGCAACTGCACCATTGACGGCAAACTTTCATTCTTAGATGCTCAAAAACTATTCATTGAAACTTTAGCTAGAGATGGTGAAGTCCTTGTGAGACATATTACCTCTAACAACCCACTCGATCCTTACCGCATACAGTTTTTAGATGCTGACTACTTAGATGAGGAAGAAAACAAAACACTCAAAAATGGTCAAGAAATTATCATGGGTGTAAAGCTAGATAAACATAAGAAACCTTTAAGTTATTATCTATTCAAAGAACACCCACACAACAAACAGTTTAGCAGACACGACAGAACACACATAGAAGTGCCAGCAGAAGATATGCTTCATGCTTATCAACTAGACAGACCAGAACAAACTAGAGGTTTACCCTTCATGACTACAGCATTGAACAGATTAAAGATGCTAGACGGCTATGAAGAAGCAGAGCTTGTCGCAGCTAGAGTAGCAGCCTCTAAAATGGGCTTCTTTACTTCACCTGCTGGTGATGCCTTTGTTGGTGAGGACACAGACGATGATTACACACCTGTAATGAACGCAGAAGCAGGCACATTCGAGCAATTGCCAGAAGGTATGGGCTTTCAATCCTTCGATCCACAACACCCAACATCAGGTTTTGACAGCTTTCATAAATCTATTTTGCGAGGGATAGCATCAGGTCTGGGTGTTTCTTATGTCTCACTCGCTAACAATTTAGAGGGTGTCAACTACTCATCTATCAGACAAGGCACACTAGAAGAAAGAGACAATTACAGAATCTTACAAAGATTTATGATAGACCACTTCATAATGCCAGTATTTGAAAAATGGCTGTTACAAACCATGTCATTCAAAGATGGTTTTTTACTACCGCCTGATAAATACAACA